ATTAAGAGAAGTGTCTAACATAACTGTTTGTATATAATTAGTTTTTTCTTTTATTTGATAATTTATTGCTTTAATTTTTGCGTTCTTAACAGTCCTAATAGCCTTTACTTCATCAGAAGGATTCCAAGCTGTGCTGTATGCCTGACATCCTATCAATAATAAACACATAATACAAATAATCTTTTTCATTAATTACCCCTTTACCTTCATATTTTTTATAACATATTTAAGTTATTAATGCAATATTATAAGTGCCAGTTTTGCAATCCTTTAACATATTATTAGAGGTGAATATGAGTACAAATTCATTAATTACATTTGTAGCTGGTCAAAAAATTAAAGCTTCAGAAACCAACCAAAATAATAATTTTATTTTAGAACAAATCAATAAAAATATTGAAATTTTAAGAACAGAATTAAATACAAAATTAGAAGAATTTAAATCTAATGTTTCTTCAGGTGCATTAAAAGTTGGTGATATTAAATTAGCTTCTTATGATACTGTTCCTGAAACATTTTTAGTTTGTAATGGCGCAAGTCTGCTCATTGAAGATTATAGCGAATTATACGACAAAATTGGAGCAACGTATGGTCAAGTTGATGACTACCATTTTAATATACCTGATTTAAGAGATAAAGTGCCTGAAGGTTTTAAAAACACATCCGAGCCTTTCGGTTCAACTCAAAAAGGTAAAATTCCCAATATAACAGCTTCTTTTACTGGCGGTACAAATTATGAAGGCTGTATTGCAAGCGGTGCAGTATCATTTAGAGGTGATACTGGGGATGTTGATCCGGGTAATGGCAGAGTTCACGGAAATAAACAATATAATTTCAATGCTTCAAAATGCTCAAGTGTTTATGACAGCAATGTTACTAGAGTTACAGTAGACAGAGTAAAAATTAATTTTCTAATTAAATATAAGGATTAAAAATGAATATTAAATATTTGGAGGACTAATGCCATTTATAGTTGATGCAGACGGCACGATAACAACTTATCAAGGGGATACAGGCGAATTAGTTATTAATGGGATACCTAATGACCAAAATTATAAGCTTTTCTTTGCTGTTCAAGATAAAAAAAGAAATATAATAGGTAACGAGATAATGGTTAATTCACTACAAAAAGATTCAGTTGCAATAACTGTAAATGCTGATTTAACCAATTTGTTAGAGGTTCCAATGAATAAAACATTTGAAACTTATTATTATGGTGTCAAATTATGTACACCCGGAACATTAAGTGAAGATACATTATTTATTTCAAATGGCAATTTTGCAACACAAAATAAAATAATTGTATATCCTAAGAAAGTTGAAGGTATATTATGACAAATAATATTCACGTTACCTCTTTAAAAAATACAATGCAAGTAAATGTCAGCTCTGATATGTCAAATTATTATTCAAAAATAGCAAAAGATTGGGCTGTTTCAAATGATATAGTTAATAATGAAGATTATTCATCTAAATATTACGCTAATAAGACAAAGATTACTGCTGATGATGCATTATACAGTATAGAGATTGAAAAAGAAAATGTGATAAATGAATTCAACAATACTAAATTAGAGGTTATTACAAATATACAGGAAGAAGGAAATAAACAAATTTCTTTAGCTGCCACACAAGCTCAAATTGCAACTGACAAAGCTAATGAAGCAGTATTGACGTTAGAAAACAAAGCAAATACTGATTTTTCCAATGTATCAATCCCATATATAACTTCAAAATATAGAAATGGTAACTCTTGGTATAGAATTTGGTCTGATGGTTGGCTTGAACAAGGAGGAACTACCAGTGCTGGATATAACTCACCTGTTACCGTTTCATTCATAAAGCAATATGATGAAGTGCCACTTACAGTAAATATGATAGCTTCAAATGCTTCGGCTGACGGTAATCCTAATCAGTCAAGAATAGCTACAATAGTAAGCAGAAACAGTGATAAATTTATATATACAGTATCAACTCCTTCCGCACAATCTACTGTTCCCATAATCTGGAGTGCTTCTGGATATATTATTGGAGGTGAAAATGAGTTATAAAATAGAAAAACCTTATACAGATAAAGATTACGCTGATTTTATAGTCGAACATAATCACAATAACAACAGAATTATTTATGAAACAGAAAATGAAGTGTTTGCACTTGAGGCATACGAAATAATTAAAAACGGCTATCCAGTTATTAATGAAAATTATCAAAAAGAACTTGCAAAAGAGCGAAAAGTAAAGTTTGAATCCGAATTTTTTGAAATACCAAATATCGGCTGGTACAGAAAAGTCCCCAGAGGATACAGTTCAGCTATTGAAAGCATTAATACTGCTTTTAATGCAGTCTTGGTGTTAAATTCTTTACCAGCTGATTATTTAATTTTTTATACTAAACCTGATTTTAATCAGGATGAACAATGCACAGAAGAATGGCTTATTGCTAATCAATTTAAAAATAAAGCTATGACAAAAGAGGAATTTATGCAATTTTACGCAAATTTTGTTACTGCTTGGAATAATTTAGAACATCTTCAGCCTGAAACACAAATAAATTAACATTTGGAATATATAGGAATATTAAAGGGGGAAACTATGAAATTTCTTGACATTATTTTAAATTACTTAACTCAAAGCTCAACCTACAAAGGACTTTTTACAATTTTAGGTACATTCGGGGTTGTCGTTTCTGACGGCTTAACACAGGCTATTATAGCGTTTTGTGTTGCTGCATTCGGTCTTGTTGATGTCATTCTTGATGAACGTGCAAGGGGCAAAGCTGAATAATGTATAGCGCACTGTTAAAATCAATTGCAGATATGTTCGCTAACTTTTTCAGCTGGCGGACTTCTGCAAGCGACAATCAATTAGGGCGGGAAGTCATAGACGATAAGCGCGATTGCGAACGGGCTTGTAATTATGCGGAATCAGCAATCGAAATTGCTGAAAAAGCAGTATTTCTCAATAAGAAAGACAAATTTCGTTTCGATTTTTTTGTTAAAAGATTCAGAAAATTTAAGTAGGTACAGATGAACAATAAAAAATTATTATTTGAATATATACCCTTAATTGTAACAGCATTATTTTGGTTTTTTACCATTAATGGTTTGCCTGCAAGGGTAACAGCTCTTGAAACTGATGTAAGAGATTTAAAAATACAGTTTGTTCGTAATGATGAAAAAACAAACATCATACTTGAGGATGTTAAATTCTTAAAACAAGTAGC